TGATCCGGCGGCTATGGAAAAGATTAAAATGTTCTTTGATCATTTCCAGGCGCTTCCGAGCTGGTTTACAAATTTATGGATCCTTGTATGCGCGAGTATTTTTGGTATAAAGGGTACACAAATTTTCAGAAATGGAAAAAAATAAATAGGAGCAAATATGAGACAAAACGGAGTAAGATCAAATGTTAGATTTCCTTATGGAGAATCTGGCATGAAAAAACAAGGTGCTAACGACAGATTAGACGAGTCTTTAGGAATGCGAAGAGGAAAAGAGTCTACAAAAACACAAAGTTATAAATCTAGAAGAGATGAATCTAGAGGAGCGAGTAAATAATGGCAAACACAGGAAGAATGAATCTTTTAGAAGAAGTTGGAAGAATTGACGCTGAAAGAATGAATCCCAATAGACGTGCTGAAAAAAGCAGAGTAATTGGTGAACTAGACAGAGGATACAAAAAAGGTGGAAGAGTTAAGGGTTGTGGAGTAGCTAAAAGAGGCTACGGAAGAGCGTTAAAAAAATAATGGCTAGTAAGTGGATTCAAAAAGCAATTAAAAAACCAGGGGCCTTAAGAAAAGCTTTAGGTGTTAAAAAAGGTGAAAAAATCCCTGCAAAAAAATTAGCAGCTGCTGCAAAGAAAAAAGGTAAGTTAGGCCAACGTGCAAGACTTGCTCAAACTCTAAAAAAAATGAGAGGCTAATGAAAAAATTAAAAGATATTTTTAATAAATTAGTTGACAAAGTATTTGGTAAAAGATGCCAATGTCTTAACAAACAAAAAATTCAAGTAAAAGAATGTTTGGATTGTGGTCAACTTATTAAATAATGTTTTTTAAATTAAAAAAAGGAAGAAGAGGAAATAATGGAAGACTTAACAATCATTACTAAAACTCAAAAAGTTTTAAAAGAAAGACTACAACATATTGGCGACTCAATACTTACTGGAGGGGTTGACAATATGGAGAAATATAAGTATCTAGTAGGACAGGCACATGCCATACAATTAACATTACAGGATATCTCTAACCTGCTAAAACCAAAGGAGCAAGAAGATGAGCAAGGAAACGTTATTGACATCGGAGACGCAAACGGAAAAGGAAGTACCAAAAATTAAACTTGGTCTTCAAGAAAAATACGAAAAAGAAAAAAAAGAACAACCCCCTGAACCTGATCCATTACATCCCGATAATATTGGGAGCGAAACGGTTGATGAATTACCAGAACCTTCTGGTTATAGAATTTTAGTTTTACCTTTTACACCAAAGAACAAAACAAAAGGTGGAATATTATTTTCCCAAGAAACTTTAGATAAAGCAAGAATTGCAACTACTTGTGGTTATGTTTTAAAAATGGGAGATCTTGCATACGCGGATACTGATAAATTTGGTAAGCCGTGGTGTAAAAAAGGAGATTGGGTTATCTTTGCTAGATATGCTGGTTCAAGATTACCTATAGAAGGTGGTGAGGTGAGAATATTAAACGATGACGAAGTTTTAGGAACTATAAAAGATCCTGAATCTATTCTTCATCTAATTTAACAACATAGGAAGGAACTATGCCAGAAGATATAAAAGCATCAGAAGAATTAATTGACGTTGGTGAAACAACCGGCGCTGAAATTGATTTAGATGATAAAGGAGAAGCGGTCAAACAAGAGGAAGTAAAAGAAGAGATTGAAGTTGAAAAAGTTGAAGCCCCTGTGGATAAAACTTATGAAAACGAACGAGAAACTAAACTCGATAAATCGGAAGATAAAGACGAGTTAAAAGAATATAGTGAAGGAGTTCAAAAAAGAATTGCTAAACTAACTCGTAAAATGAGAGAAGCAGAAAGACAGAGAGAAGAAGCTGTCACATATGCTCAAACCATTAAACAACAAAAAGATAGAGCAGAAAATAGATTATCTAAATTAGATAAATCTTATGTAAGTGAATTCGAAAACAGAGTTACGACTAGTATGGCAGCAGCTAAACTAGCTCTTAAAAATGCAATTGAATCACAAGATGTTGAAGCTCAAATAGCGGCTCAAGAACAACTAGCAAATTTATCGGTAGAAAATGCTAGAGTTAATGCTATGAAGGCAGCTGAAGTAGCAACTCCTAAAGAAAAAGAAGTTAATATTACTCCACAGCGACAACAACCAGCACAACAAAGTGACCCTAAAGCTGAAGAATGGGCTTCTAAAAATGGTTGGTTTGGTAATGATTCTGCAATGACTTATACCGCTTTTGATATCCATAAAGAATTGGTAGAAAAAGAAGGTTATGATCCAAAGACTGACGAATATTATGAGGAAGTTGATCGAAGAATAAGGGTTGAATTCCCCCATAAATTTGATAAGATAGAAGGTCAAACTACAGAAAGAGCAAGACCTGCTCAAAATGTAGCTTCAGCTAAACGTTCTAGCTCAACAGGACGCAAAAAAACTGTGAGACTCTCGCCATCACAGGTAGCAATTGCTAAAAGAATAGGCGTGCCACTCGAAGAATATGCGAAACAATTAAATATCACGGAAGGAGCATAAGCATATGGAAAATGAAAAAGTAAAAACTTCTCGTGCGAGTCAAACAAGAACTAAGGCAGAAGCCCCAAAAACTTGGACTCCACCCTCATCACTCGATGCACCACCTGCACCTGATGGATTCAGGCACAGATGGATTAGAGTTGAAGTCCTTGGTTTTGATGACACAAAAAATATGTCAGCAAGATTAAGAGAAGGATGGGAGTTAGTGAGAGCTGACGAATATCCAGACCAAGACTATCCATCTTTGACAACAGGAAAATATTCCGGTGTCATTGGAGTAGGAGGCCTAGTGCTGGCTAGGTTACCAGAAGAAATCGCGAAAGCTCGTGAAGATTATTTTAAACAACAAAATAAAGATCGAGATGATGCAATAAACAACGATATTCTTAAGGAACAGCACCCAAGTATGCCAATCAATCAAGAGAGGCAGACTCGTGTAACTTTTGGTGGTTCAAAGAAATAATTTTTTAGTAATTTCTACCAACAAAATAAATTAAACCGTACTGGAGGCCCTTCGGGGCAGGTACACTTAAGAAAAGGAAAATAACTATGGCGAATGATAGTACAGCTGGATACGGATGTAGAGCAGTAATGACTGTAGGTTCAACACCTGCAACTTCTGGTCAATCTGAATACAAGCTATATGACGCAGGTGGCGGAGCTTTTAATACTATTTTCAAAGGTGACCCAGTTTCTCTAAATGATGGAACTTCGGTTGCAGGCGAAAAAGGGTATATACAAGACGCTACTTACGACTCAACAGACGACAGTAATAGTGGTGGAGCAGGCTGGCAAAACAGTGCTGACCCTCTATTAGTAGGAGTCTTTAATGGTGGATTCTGGGTTGACTCAGCGACATCAAAACCAACATGGAGTAACTCAGTACCAAGTGGAACAAACTTTGGAACTGACTACAACACAGGTACAAGTGACGGAACTGCTTTTGTATTGGACAATCCTAATCAGGAATTCAATATGAGAGCTAACGCAGCTTGGCAACAAGATGATGTTGGTCTTAACTATAACACAGGTGATAACGGAGCAACTGGTAAAAATGGATTGTCTGACGAAAGACTTTCTATTGCAACAGTAAACGCCGCTTCAATGTTTACATTGGTAAGAGGCGCTAATATCCCGGGTCAAAACGATTATGCAAGCGGCGGCAGTGATGTTGTTGTTGTAATCGGTTCGGCTTCACACCTATATAACTAATAGCGAATAAGGAGATAAATAACTATGGCTATATCAAGAGCACAACTAGTTAAAGAACTAGAGCCTGGTCTGAATGCTTTATTCGGACTAGAGTATAAACAATATGCTAACGAAGCAGCAGAAATTTTCGATACAGAATCTTCAGACAGAGCGTTTGAAGAAGAAGTAATGTTATCTGGATTCGGAAATGCTTCTGTAAAACCTGAAGGTCAAGGTGTATCATACGACGATGCGCAAGAAACTTTCACTGCTCGTTACACAAACGAAACAATTGCTTTAGCATTTGCGATCACTGAAGAAGCGATCGAAGATAACTTGTATGACAGACTTGCGTCTAGATATACAA